ACCGCTGTTGTTTTGTGCAGCAAGTACGTTGTCAATCTCGAAAGATTTAGTTCTGTTAACGAAAAGAACATTCTCTTGGATCGCTCCTTCTTTGTCAAGAACTTTGATAAGCTCTTCTAAGTCAGTACGAGCAGCAATTGAACCAGTAGCAATGTTTCCTCTGTTTTCGATTTCATAGAATAAACCTTTTGTTCCTTTGTATCCAGCAGTTTCAGCGCCAGATGAAGCAGCAGCAGGCTCTCCTTCGATAAGAGATAATTCCATGTAATCTTCGAAACGTAGACGAGTTTCATGCTCTGATTTTAAGTACCATAGGTATCCAGTAGCACCGTTCTCAGTAGTTACCTCGATCCATCCGATCTGCGCCATATCAGAACCATTGACTTCATACTTGTCTTTGATGATGATAGGGTTAGTAGTTTGGATGTCTTTAGGAGCTTCTAAAGAACCACTCATTCCGTTAGTTCCTTTCTTGAACTCAGAACCGAAAGCAAATACGCTAAGTCCAGTTGTTCCTACAGCAGCAGCTAAGTTTGCTCCAGAGTAAGAAGCAACAGTAAATGTGTTAGTAGTTACACCTGTAATGATAGCTTTGTCTTGGTCAGTTCCGTCAGAAATGATTACTGTTTGGTTTAAGCGGAAAGGGTGTCCATTTGACGTGATAACATCTGCTGCACGAGTTGCGCCAGATACAGCCAAGTGAAGTCTTCCTTGCTCAGACCATTGAATTACATCAGATTGGAAGGGCATCTCAGCTCCTACCATTCTTAAAAAAGCAGATACAGAACGATTTCCGTATTTTTCAAATTCTGCTTCGTATACATCAGGTAAGTATTGAGAAGTAAACTCAATAGCAGAACCTAGATAGTTAGTCGATAAAGTCGACTTTGATGGAGCTGGTGTTAACGCACCTTGTACTCCAGAAATAGTTACACTCATTTTAAAAGTTTTTTAATGATTAATTATCGTTTTCTAATTTTAAACGAAAAATTATCTCCTGAGTCTACTGCTCTAAACTTTGTGCCTCCAGTATCGGTTGGTGTGTTAGACCTAACACTCATATCGATGTTTTTGGTCTCCTTCACTAGTCCGTCCGTTGCATCTGCCTTACCTTGCTCGTAAGCAAACTGAAATAAAGCATCAGCGTTAGTGGCTGCAAACAAAGCTTTATGATAAGATGCTGCATCCTTCACGATCCCCTTCTCATCTAAGTGTTGGTTAAAGAAGTTATTTATATCTAACTGATTTTCTTTGACCTTACTTACATCATTAGGTTTAAAAACTTGCTTCTTATCTCCGACTTTAAACTCAAAACCTTTGAACTCATCATTGAATAGGGCATTTGTTTTTTCTTGGAAGATGCGAGATCTATCTTTCTGCGTTGCAGACTCTTGATCTAATTCTTCTTGGTATTTATTATAAAAGTTAAAAGCTTCTTTGTAGTTTTCTGGAATCTCGGCTTCTCTTGACTCAAGGGGAGCTTTGTATTTTTCCTTCATTGCTTCAAAGTAGTTTCTAGCTTTATATAACTCTTCTTTGTACGCAATCTTTTTCTTCTTGATGTCTTTTTCTTCATCAAGATCTGAATCAAAACTGAACTCCTCATTAATAAGGTAGTCAATCTCCTCAGCATCAAGGTGTGGCTTTTCTTGTTTGTAATACTCACGCAATACGTTAGTATCATCCATAGAACTCCAGTCTTGCTGAAGCCTAGCATAATCCTCAAAGGATCTACCAGTCTCCTGCTTATACTTCATGAAGTTAGCCACATCCTCTGGTAAAGGTTGCGTTTCTTCTTTGTCATTATTTAAAAGAACGTCTAAAGACTCTACTTCTACGTTTCGTCTTTCTTTTAAGTAGTTTAATATACTTTGATCATCAAGCTCAATTGGCTTGGATACTACTTCTTCTTTTTCTTGTACATCTTCGGCTTGCTCTTGGGCTTGCTCTTGGATGTTTTCTTGCTGTTGTACGGCATCCGTATTTTCTTTAACTAATTCTTTTTCTTCTTGTACAGTCTCTTGCACTTGTTCTTGTACGTTTTCTTGTACAGGTTCTTGTGCCTCTTGTTGTACACTTTCTTGTTTTGGCTCTATAGGATTACCTTCGGAATCCAAAGCTCTTAATTTCCATTCCATTTTAATTAAATTAGATTATTGCAAAATTATTAAATTAATCAATGCCCACGATTCCCTCCATACCTGAGCCTAACGTGTCTTGACCATCAAAGTCTATAGGATCTAAGTCTTGTTGTCTTTGCTGTATCAACTTCGACTGTTGAGATGCCTGCTTGGCTGTTCTCTTGTCTTTCCTATCTTCTTTGTATCTATCTTTTTCTTGTTGCAGTTGTAGCTCTGAAGACTTTATTTGACTTTCAATACCCTTCTGCATTTTAATGAGTTCTGCCTTAAGCATAAACTCTTGCTGCATTCTTTGCATCTCTAGTTCAGCCTCTAACTGTTTTATCTTAGCCTCTGCCTCCATCTTAGCTAATGCGGTTTGCTGTTTAGCTTGTTCAGATGTCATTGCTGCTTGCTGATTAGCCTCTGCCTGTAGAGCAATGTTTTCTTGCTGTCTTTTGTTATCAAGCTTCTCTTTACGTCTTTTTCTAACCTTTAGAAGTTGTGACGCAATCTTTACGTTCTTGATGTTTCTAATATCAATGGCATCATCAATATCAATCTTTCCAGCAGAAAGTGAAGTCTGAATGTTTTGTTCTAGCATCTGCTTCTCTTCTTCGTCTGGATGCATTTCAATAAAGATTCCAAAGTCATGTAAGTGAAGCTCTTTGATTTCGTCTAGTATATCTACGCTGTACTTTCCAATATTCTTTACAAAGTCATCCTTCATGTCAGAATACTCTAAAACGTCAGACATTCTATAAGCAATACACTCTGCTAGTCTCTCTGTCATAAAGAGTCCAGACTTTAAGATATGTCTGGTAGCTGTGTTTGAATTTAGTGCCGCTAGTTTTTGTACACCAACTAATGCATTAGAGTCTGGCATAGATCCATCTCTCGCTTCATTTAAGCCTGTCACGCCTCTCAACATATTGAGATTGTAGTTGTACATACTAATAAGAGAGGATATCTTGGAGTTAGCTCCAGATGAGGTTAACTCTTGTACTGGGATTTTCCCACTGTTAAACTCTCCTTCTTCAGTTAGGCTTCTACCTAATACAGAACCTGTTTGGAAGTACATATTTAAAGCCTCCTGTGGAGAGTATGTATTTCCGTTCCCTAGGTTTATTGCTGATAGTCCGTCTAAATCAATAAAGACTCCGTCTGGAATCATCTTGGCAGCAACCTGCTGAAGTTTAAGGTGTAATAGTTGTATCTGATCCGCAAAAGGAATCATTCTTTTTACAAGTGAATCAATCTGACCTCTGTACATTTTTGGCGCAGACACAACGTAGGGAGCGTACACTCTCTCCATTGAACTCTTTGGACGCACCATGTTTTTCATCAGTTCCCACTTGAGGATTTTGTTCGTTCCTAATACAAGAACACCTTCGTACCATACATCAATTCTTTTAGATAATTTTTCAAAACGTGCTTGTTCTGTTTTAGGTGGGTTGAATTGATCGTCCTTTCTTAGCACTTTTTCTCCGCCTTGTGCTGTTTTCTTTTTCTTGTATACGATATTCTTGTCAGTCTTGTAACAGAAATATAATAATGTCGCAGTATTCTTATCGAATGAGTCAGTTTTATAACCACCTCGCATTCCTTGATATGAATCAAACTTAGATGCCGATTTGGCAATCTCTTCTATCTCTTCTTGTGTTATTGATGGATCAACCTTTTTGATCTCCGTAATGTTTACATTTTTAACCTCTCCAAAGTAATAGCAATCCTGAAAGTGCGGATCCTCTGTGGGACTGAATACTAAATCAGCTGGGTCAACGTAATCAACTTTTATTCCATCATGAGTATTGAATGTATGCTTTGCAGCAGAGACTCCAATAACTGTAGAGTCTTCATCAATTCTTTTCTTTATATGTTCGTAGTTGTTATGCTTTAATACAGATGTAATAGCTTTTTCCTCAGCAATCTCGATATCATCTTTGTAATCGATTTGCATATGTATGTCTAGCTCATCATCTGTTTCTGGAAGCATGTCTGGCTGTACGCTAAACATATCCTTTCCTAGCATAGCTCCGATTTCCTCGAAGTCTTCTTTGTTACGCATCTCTGTCTGGATGCGATTCTTGTACATCGCCTTTTTATTTGAAGATACTGGGTCAATCGCCTCAGCTTTTACATCAAACAATCTATTTGAAATGCCATTAACTACAATGTCTACGAACTTAGGTATAATAGGCACTGGAGTCCAATCTAAGTTTAGATATGATATGTCTCCATTAATAGCAAGCTCGTCTTTATACTTTCTTACAGACTGCTCGCCCATTGCATATGTTCTTAGTTTATGATATGTGTCACGGTTGTTGTAAAACCTTGATTGACCACCCTCTTTTCTAAACCACTCAGACTCTATAGCGTGCCCTACCATAAGCCCATATTCTTTCGATGCTTTCTCAGCATCTGAAGCTAATTGATTTGGAAATCCAATAACGTACTTCCCAGAAGTTCCTCGCATATTTTTACTTTATAATAGAGCTAACTGTGCCTGTATTATTATACCTTGCAAAGTTAACATTTATTTCTGTATCTTTTCTTTTAGCCTTAATGACGTATTTCTGGTTTGCCATGATAGCAAGACCTGAACTAACTGTTGCATCAAACTTGGTTCTATTACCAATATCATAGTTAGCCCAATCTAATAATGTCCTATTAAAGTACATATTACCAGTACCCTCATCACTAAATCCTACATTGTTTTCAATATAACTCTCTATTGCCTCAGCATGAATTGATATTACTGCTGGAGATGAAGGGATACCTCCAAGCTCTCTTTCGGCTTTAGATAAATCATTTCTGTGTTTGTCTGGTCTATTTATACTCCATTTTCTATACCCCCTGTTTTTTAAATGATATAGAAGTCTCGGCTTGTTGTTCTCAGCTAATACTGGCATTCCATAAAACACCATAGCCATAAGAACGTCTTCATAAAATAGCTCTGCAGTCTGAGGTCTGTATACATACTCTAAAAAGAACATATTACTTGGACCATCTAAGTTAACCCTAGTAAATCCGTGAAGAGCACCATTGGATCCTCCACCTCCTACTGTCCCAGATATATCATAAGAGTCACATCCAAACGCACCTATGTGCTCGTTACCTGGATACTTAAAGCCATTCTTATTTATAACTCTGTTTCTAAGCTCTCTTGGCGGTATCCAGCTCACATAAAACCTTCCGTGCTTCTCTGGAGTCCATATAACTTCTGTATCCTTAACGCCATTCCTCCAAGAGAACCCTCCTCTTTGAACTACACGCTGTCTTTGCAGGTTATCATTAAAGTCTATCTGCTCATATATTCTTGACAAACTAAACAGACTATTCTTTGCTTCATCCCTAAAAGCATGACCCTCCGTTCTAGGGAACTGTCTATAGAACTCATTTAGTGCGTCAGAATCGTTTCTAAGGCTCTCTACTTCATTTTCCCAGTAGTCTAGTACCCCTCCATCTATAACGTCTCCGTAATGGTCTAAAACGGCTTTATTTGGCTTCCTAAAGACTGGTTGTCCGTACTGATCTAAAAACCCCTCAAAGTTCCACTCCATAGGAATGAATAAGGAGTACATGCCGCTCTTAGTTTGTCCGTTTGCGTTTCTTTGCGTTACGTCAGAGTCTCTGTAAAGTCTTTTGAAGTTTCCTCCTCCTTTGTCTTGAGAGTTTGAGGTAGATCCCATTAGGCACTTGCCTATGATTCTTCTACCTAGTCTAAGTGTAGTTTTAGTGACACGCCAGTTGTTGAGGATATTATCGGGACGCTCCCACTTTCCAGATTCATCGTGGACGAGTAGACGTAGCTTTTCACCATCGTAGGAGTTATCTCCAGTGTTCTTCCAGTCGATTGTTGTATCGAGTCCTGCAAGGTCGTCATCCTTCTCTGTGTCTGCGATAGATCTTCTTGTGAGCTTTGATGCTGGAACCCTGTATGCGAGCTCTGTCTTTGGTCTATCCATACCGTCTTGGATTGGCTTGAAGAAGAAGGGATAGTTTGTTGAGATAGGCACAACTTTATCTGTGAACATCTTCTTGGCATCTGCACCACTCTTGGATAGAATACCAAACCTAGCATCGGAGGTGACTGTAGCTTGGTTAACTGTTTCTGCTGATGACATAAAGCTGAATCCTGAACGTCTGTTCTTGAGATAGCACATACCATAGCATCTGTTGTCTGCCTTACAGGCTTCCCAGAATATAAAAAAGATTCTGTTTGATTCTCTGTACTCTGGATGCCCAATGTCAATCTTTGTCCATTGGAGGTACATGTAGTGAGACCCAGTAATATAAGTAGGAGAACCATTATTTTTAAACCAAAAACCACTTTCCCTTCTATCGAACTCATCTTCAATGTAATCGACCCATGACTCTTTGAATGTACTTGGGTACTCATTCCACTGGAATATGGTCTTGATCCTTGATAGTTCTTTTGGATATTCAAATGGCTCCCAATACTGGTCCGAGTCTTTTTCACTTCTTTTATGAATTTCTTTCGGCTGCAAAGGTAGTGCTATTTTTAAATTTTGAACCTCAACAACTTCACCAATTTGTCCAGATTTTGATATAACAATAACATCGTGGTCTTTGTTATAACCATAGTCCCAAGCTTTCTTTTTGTTTAGCTTATCTCTAGTCTTATTATCGATATGAGAGACAACCTTACACAGCTCAAGACTTTCGTCCCCTAGACTCTGCGAAGCTTTGGAATCCTTTATCTTTTCCTTTGCCGTCTTTAGTCTGATCTTCGCCATTTAATTTATCTCTTTCGTTTTCTATTCT